CTGCTGTCCAATATTTGAAGAAAATATCTGAAGAGGCAAGATGGCTCGCCGTCAACAACATGCTTGGTCAGGAAGACGTGGTGAAGAGGGTTGGGTGTTTGTGGGATCTGATGAAATTGTCTAGAATTGGATCCCGAGATGCATTGGCACAGTATGGGTGCATGGCTCGAGCGCTTCCTCGTCCTCCGGAGAGAAAGAGGATGTGGAAATTGCAAGAAAGAATTTTGCTCGACCATCATCTGAACACCACCTCGAAACCAGATTCCTCCCAGGATACAAAGCTTGATTCCGCTGCGAAGCGGTTCAAGGTATTCTGTAGGAGGATAAGTGGAAGGAAATTGGGTGGAAAGGTAGTCTTTGACTCCAAAATTGACTACTCTCTCGCCTCTTTGGGGTCCTCTACCTCGGCGTGTGTCGGGTTTTCCCGGCGCCAGGGAGGATTTAATCGGTCTTTGTACAATTTGGCCCATGATGATAGAATATTTTCTAGATTTACGCGTCATGCTAGGGCGGTTCTCGAGTTTGGAGAACATGTACCGACTGAGGTGAGAGAGTTGAGGGTAAAGGAACATGCACTGTTTGGTGCTCTTTGGGAGGAATTTTATAAAGAAATTCGGCTTCCCCCTCCCCCTTCTTTGGCGAGTCGCCTTCCCTCTGCCTCCGTGCAGAGGGATTCGAAGGCAAGCGTCCGCTCTAGACTGGCTGCTATAAACGCAGAACACCAGTTTGGAGTCGAGTCGCTGCTCATTAAGGAAGGTGCGGATTCGTTGGGAAAGCTGGTCCCTGAATTGAGTTCCAATATTATACCCTCGGGGTCTGTAGTTGGAGAAAGGAAAGCAGCACTCACCCGTCTGCGACCAGGAGAAAAGGTAAAATTTAGATTTAGACCAAAGGATTCTCCATTGGATGTTAGACTGGGTGCAACTATTACCATGGAAAGGAAAGCCGTAGATTACCCCACGAGTGAAACCGTGGGGAGTTATTCTAATAAATTGTTGGGCTTTTATCCTTCTGGAGACAGAAAATCCTCCTTGAATGAGGTTAAACTTGAAAATAAATATTCTCCAGTTGGATTTCAACATGGTAAACCGTTGAAGGCAGAGGTCGTTGCCATCCCCGAGCGTGGGTGGAAGTTTCGAGTTGCTACAAAGCATACTCGAAGTGCAGTTGCACTGGGCAAGCCCGTTCAGGCTGTCCTGTTGCGGTTTATAAAACAATTTTCTGCACTTAAATCCGTGCTCAAGGGGAACAAATGGCGAGCGGTGGAGGAGTGTTTCTCCCACCCCGGCCCTGTTGAAGCTGTGTCTGCTGACCTGAAGACTGCTACCGATCTCATTCACCAGGATATGTACCTGGCTGGGTGGCATGGGCTCTGTGATGGATTTCAGTGGCCCGATGAGGTAAGGCAGCTGGGTGCTGCTTCTCTCGGACCGATGGAATATGGTGGAAATTCTGTCCACCCTGAGCCTTATATCACCAGCCGTGGTGCACCAATGGGACTGCCTTTGACGTGGATCTTTTTGAATTTGATTCACCTCTTTTGGGTTGAGGAAGCCGCTGAACGGGCGGGCCTCCGCAAAAGAGATTGGCCAGTATCCTTGTGTGGTGATGATATGATCGGAGCCTTTCCTCCTTCCATGAGGGACCACTACGAGTGTGTAGTCAGGGAATCTGGCGCTGAGTTCTCCCGGAAAGTTAAGCATATTATTTCTGAGAACGGGGGAGTCTTCACAGAATTGGTGTTTTATTTGACCGATAAGCCACAGGATGTGGCATCTGAAGTGAAGAGATCCAGTCGCGCCATGTTGCTGTCGGAATATTTTCCTGGTACCACCATCCGTTATTTTCATCGATTTGCCACCGCGATTCCTTTGCGCGGGGTTGTTGATGATAGGATGGAAGGGGTAACGCAGCCAGTACCATACTGGGCTGCAGCTGGAAGTTTTGTTGAAAGATACATCATAGATAAGCCTGAGTTTGCAGAATATGCACTCTGTGCTATGTATGCAGCTAACCCCGGTATAGGAGATTTCCTTCGGCAGCATGGGATTGTCCCTGACCTTATGCGCTCGTTGGGTGGAGCCGGCTTTGTCGGAGATCGTACAACTCCGATAAAAAAGACTAGTGCTTCTGTTAAGCACAGAAAAGCGCTCGCTGTTTTCCTGACAGATTTGTCTCCGACCGCCGATACGAAGTTGTTTAGTCGTATTTGGACGGTTGCGGCCTCCGCACGGAGGGGAAGAGCTGAGCGTTTTGTTCTTCGTACATTGGAGGGTCTTGAGAGTCGTCGTGCGCTGGGCACTGATGTCTCTCGACTTCCTTTCGGTGCTACGATAGTCAATGAACCGCTGGAGGATACATTGGAATCGGCGATTAATTGCCGTGTTCGTAATGAAGAGCTCACGTCTGGTGTCGCTGCGAATGAAAATGTCATTTTGGGTGTTTCGCGAACCGGTGAGCGTATCCAAAAGGCGGTTAGCCGGCTTTCCATCAAGTGGTCTTCTGGTTTCCCTGTCTCTGAGATGCCCGTCTATGAGGCATACCAACGTCTTGAAATTTTGGAAACAGACAAATTTTGGACGTTTGGTGTGCCGGACGAGGAACTCGAGCAGGTTGTATTTCCCTTTGCGTGTCGTTACGCTTTGAATGTTACTAGTGTTGAACCTTG